GCGGCAACCTTACAAATGTTGTTGTTAAATCCCGCTATGCCAATTTAGACCTAAAATGTAACCGCATCGAGCGAAGCGTTAGGCGACTGATGCGCAACATCATACAAATTGCGCTTGGCGAAATAAATAAAAAGATGAGCAGCGGCTATACGCTTAACGATGTTTATATGGTGTTTGAGCGTAATTTTATATCAAACGACCTTGACAACGCCGAAATAGCACAGCGACAGGCGAATACACGCAAAACAAACATTGACACATTGCTTAACTTAACCGAGATTTTAGGCGAACAAAAGGTGCTTGACTTGGTGGGTGATGAGTTAGATATTGACACCACAATGATACAACTCGACACGATGCAAACGGCAAAAGCAGATTTAACCGCTGCAAGCGGCGCATTACTTGATATTACGCCCGCGCAGGCGGCAGAGCAGGCGCAAGTTGTTACGCAAAGGCAGCTTAACGGCGCACAAACAAAATCGCTGCTTGAAGTTATGGCGAGATATGCAAGCGGCGGTTTGACTTTGCTGCAAGCAGCAAATGTTTTGGGTGTATCAATTGGAGCAACGCGCGATGAAGCGGTTGCTATTATTCAAGGTTTAGAATAGGCGGTGATGCCATATCAAACCATACGAAAAAGAAGTAGAGCGGCGCATCTTAAAAAATGAAGCCGCCGCACTTGCAACAATAGAAGCACATTATGCCGAATGTTTGGAAGCAGTAGCACTTGAACTTACAACACTATACGCAATGCACGAAACGCAATCACTTATGCAACAAATGCAGCGGCGACAAGCGAGTGAACGGCGCATAAACAATTCGATAATAGAATTGCACAATCAAACCGCAAGCACCGTAGATGACTACTTGCTCACGCAATACGAGGACGGTTACATCGGGGCGCAGTACAGAATTATTCGGCAAGGCGTGCCTGTTGCAACACCTTTAAATGGCGATGTACAAGTATTTGCTATATCGCGACCAATGGGCGATATGACTTACACAAACAGGCTTGACCGCAACACTAATAATTACTTACGCACCGCGCGAAATGTAATTTTAGGAGCAGCAGCGGGGCTTTTGTTGTACGAGTGCATTCGTAGGATTACGAGAGCATCTGCCGCAGGGCTTAACAGCGCGGCTCGTATAGTGCGTACCGAGGGCGGCAGGGCGACATCGCAAGGTAAGTTTGAAGCGATGCAAAGAGCAAAAGACCGTGGCGCAGATGTTAAAAAGCAATGGGATAGTACCCTTGACGGCAAGACACGCCCCTCACATCAAACGCTTGACCAACAGATACGCGAAGTTGATGAGGAATTTATCAGCGGATTAGGCAATACCGCAATGTACCCGCGTGGGTTTGGAGTTAAGCAAGAAGATATAAATTGCCGCTGCGTGTTGCTGCAAAGGGCTGCGTGGGCTATGGACGATGAAAGCTATGAGCGCATGGCAGAAGTCGGCGGAATAAAAACACTTGTAAATGCTCGTAATTATGAGGAATTTAAAAAAGGGCATTTTGAGGTTGCGCGACAAGTTGACAACCAAGCGCAACAAATAATTAGAGAAACACAATTGCAACGATTTTTTAGGGGGTGAGTTACTTGAAGTTACTATGCAAAATTGATGTACAAGATAAGCACACAGGCAAGTTTTACAAAGCAGGCAAGTCTTACGATTTCAAAGACAAAGAAAGAGCCGATGAGGTTCTTGCTACTAAATTTTTTGAGAAGCCGCAGTCGAAACCGACAGACACGGAACAAAATACAACAGACACCGACACCGCTGAATAAGCGTTGTTATATGCCGCCGTTAAAAGTTTAGGCGTTAAACAAAGCACACTATCACGACAAGACAAGTCGTAAAAATCGTAACGATAGGAGCAAAACAAATGGATTTCAAAAAATTACTTGAAAAACACCTCGAAAAAGATAAAATTGCGACTTTGATTGATGATATGAAGTCAAACAAAATCTATATCACGGCCGAGGAAAATATCGACACTCGCTATGCGAAACTTAAAGAACAGTACGATGCGAAAGACAAAGAGCATAAGGAAGCCACAACTCTAATTGCAGAACTGAAAAAGCAGACTGACGGCAACGCGGAGTTGCAAGAGAAAATCGGCGGTTATGAGGCGCAGATTGAAGCATTGCAAACTGAAAACGCCGCACACAGGCTTGACAGCGCAATTAAGTTGGAGTTGTTGGCTAACGGAGCGAAAGCGGGCGACATCGACTATCTTATGTTTAAGATTAAACAAAACGAAGTAAGCGTTGATGATAATGGCAAAGTTACTGGCTTTGATATTGAGCAATTAAAAACTGCGCACCAAAGCAATTTTGAGAGCGCGGACAATTTAGAGGTTATTATCAACAAGCCGCCAAATGGTGGAAATGGTGACAAAGACGGAATAACAAAATCCGACTTTGACAATATGAGTTATATGCAGCGGCTTGAACTACAACAAAATGACCCCGAAATATATTCGGAACTATCAAAACAACAAAAGGAGTAAAAAATATGTCTAAAACAATGTTAGCGAATTTAATAAATCCGCAAGTCATGGCTGATATGATTTCGGCTAAAATGGAAAACGCAATTCGTGTATTACCTTATGCACGCGTTGACACTACCCTAAAAGGGCAGGCAGGCGACACAATCACAATCCCGACATTTGAATATGTTGGCGATGCTGTTGTAGTTGCCGAGGGCGCAGATATACCCACAAGGCAATTAAAGGCTACAAGCAAAAATTTCAAAATTAAAAAAATCGGTACAGGCATTACCCTAACCGATGAAGCTGTATTGAGTGGACACGGCAACACAGTCGGCGAAGCTAACAACCAATTGGCAAAGTCCATGCTGTCTACAACCGACACAGACGGCTTGGAGGCTTTTTATACCGCTTCAACAACCGTTACTGGCGAGGGCACAATATCTTATGCAAATATCGTTAATGGTATTGATGCGTTTAATGAGGAAATCAATACCGAAAAAGTAACTTTTATACACCCAAAACAAGTTACACAATTAAGGCTTGACCCCGACTTTTTGTCTGCCGATAAATACGGCAACAATGTAATGGTGAATGGCGAAATCGGTATGATTGCTAATTGTCGCGTAGTTGCATCGCGCAAGGTAAAAACTGTTGGCGAAAACTATGTCAATCCGATTGTGCAGCTTGAAGCTGACAGGGAAACACAGGACGAAAGCCCTGCATTAACAATTTTCTTAAAGCGCGACACTAATGTTGAAACCGAGCGAGTGAGCAAAAACAGAACAACCGAAATTACCGCCGATAAACTATATGTGGCAGCTTTGACAAATGACAGTAAAGTTGTATTGTTGCGCAATGCGGTTGCGGCGACCCCGACTGTTTAAAACGCCCTAATGGGCATAATGGAGTTGATAAAATGATTATGTCATTAGAGGGCTTAAAGAAGATTGAGCAATTGAATGGCATTGACAATGAAACGCTTTTGCGCAAAGTTAATGCCATTGAGATTGCTATTCGCGGCCACACAAACAACAACTTTCAAAATCGTAACATACGATTTGAAGCAAGCGCAGACAATGGTGCATTGAATGGCAGCAGTCCGCTTTTAAAAATTGGCGACACCGTGCAAATTTCACAAAGTATAAATGACGGCTTGTACGATGTGAAGTCGATTGACAAAATCACGAAACTTGACCGCGCACTATTTGACAGCGACTTTAACAGAGTTACCAAAATCGAATACCCGCCCGATGTTCAAGAGGGCGTAATCAATATGCTTTTGTGGGATTTTGACCGCAAAGGTCGCGTTGGAGTTAAAAGCGAAAACATTTCGCGCTATACTGTAACCTATTTTGGCAGCACGAATGCAGCTGATTATGTCATAGGCTACCCCGCAACTATAATGGGTTTTTTGAAACCATATATGAGGGCGCAAAGATGATTGGTGGAAATGTAACTTGTAAGCTAATGCTTGCCGAGTTTGCGCAAAATGAAATAGGCGAAAACGAGCGTACTCTCACCGAATACAAGCAGCTTAATGGGTGGCTTGATTTAGCAACAGATACCACAAACCGCACCAACTTTAACGCCAAAGTAAGCGAAAGCACCCATGTTTTTGTTTGCGATTATGTCGAAATAAGCAAAGGGATTAGGGATTTAGTTTTTATTGACGGCAGCGACTTTCAATATGATATTACTATGATTGATAATCCTATGGGTTTAAACCGACAAATTGAAATAATGCTAAAGCGAGTTGGTGATTAGTGTGGATATGCAATTTGTTAATTTTACCGCAAGAGTAACAGCCACAATCAACAATGCTGCCATTGCTTTCTTGAACGAGGCAGGCGGCGAGATAGCGGCACAAGCTGCACGCAGAACGCGCCGAGATACTGGCAAAACAGCCAATAGTTGGGATTACAGAGTTGACAAACGCAACAAAGTTGTTACAATTGGCAGCCCCGAAGAAAACGCAATTTGGGAAGAATTTGGCACAGGCGAATACGCATTGCGTGGTAATGGCAGGCGCGGCGGGTGGGTATATAAAAATAAACGCAAAGGTAAATTTTTATTTACTCGCGGTAAAGCCCCAACAAGGGCTTTTTATTATGCCTATAAAGACAGCAAAGGTCGAATTGTGCAAAGAGCGCGGGCAAATTTTAGGGGGTTAAGTTAATGGAAGCAAGTGTTTTGTCGGTAATCAATGAAGAAATGACAAGCCTCGGCTTGGCGTATGAATACGGCGAATTTGCAGGCAAGCTAACTTACCCCTACATTGTCGGCGAGTTTAGCGAAGATGATTATATCTTTGAGGACAACAGCACAGGCGGCGAAATGATTTTAACGGCTTTTAATCGCGGCAAAGAAATTGACCTAATATCAATCAAGGAAGCGATAAAAAAGAAATTTAGAGATTATCGCAAAACAGTAGACGGCGGCACGATGTCGATTGTCTATGAGCGCAAACTTTTTATACGCAGCGGCGAAGATGCGCTGCAAAAAATGGAAATCAGACTTACTATTAAATACTGGGAAGGAGTATAAAAATGGCATCAAAATTAAAAACACACGGCATTACCGAAAGCACCCCGCAAAATCTTTTGCTTGGCGCAGGCGCGTTTTATAAAGATTTAGTGTACGACACCGCAACGCAAGCGTGGAGCGGTACAGTTTTGGGCGCAACGAGTGGCGGCGGGCAAGTTAATTTAACCCCCGAATATCTGCAACCCGAAATTGACGGCGCAACCGTAGCAGTAGAGGGGTTAATTTTCAAAGTGGCAGATGAAGCCACAATGACGGTAAACTTAACCGAACT